TCGTGAAAAACCTTTGGAAGAAACCAACCATAAAACCAAAATTGACTATTTCGGGCGAATGGATGAAAAAAGCAGGTTTTGAAGTAGGGGAAAAAGTAACCGTTTCAGTTTCTCAAAATATGCTGATAATTACACGGATGGATTTATGATAATTCACCGCTACAACCCCGAGAAATCAAAGAAAGAAACCGTTTTTTATATACAATCTCACGGACTACACGCAGGGCGACCACTCAAAGAACCCATCCCCAACAGTTGGGAAATGGACACCGAAACAAAAAACGCTTTTGAAATTTGTTTCATGGTTTACAATTCTAAATTTTTAAAAAATTATTTACGGGGTTCCGTGATTCCTTTTTTGAGTTTGCACGAATACAAGAAAATTATTCAACCGCTTTTTACAAATCCCATACAAAATGAAGAAACAACACTAAAAAAATTCAAAACGTTACAGCTGCTTGATATAGCGATACAAAAACAGGATGACACCCGAAAATACTACACCGAACTAAAAACCGCCATAGCGCACGAACTTTTAAACGTATTCCAAACAAAAAGCCACTAATTAAGTGGCTTTTCTCTTTTCAAAAAAAATTCCGCCCAAGCGGGCGGAGTTTTGACTTAAATTTTTCTTTTTTTGAAATATTCTATATTTCCTCCTGACTATCTTCCCAAATAAAATATTCCTCCAGATACTTCCAAGCACTTTTCAAAACCAAATCTGCATCTTGATCCGTTGTTTCACAATTATTCTGTACAAAAACGCCAAACCAATTTTCGTCCAAATACTCAAAACGCTCTTGCTTTCCGGAAAACTGGAAGTCCTTGAAATCATCTACATTGATGAATTCAATTAAAGACAAACTTTTTCTATGATAAATCCAAATCCTATTGTCATTTTGCGTTCCCTCTTTTATAACAATTTCACAAAATAAAAAATCAGGCTGCACATACTCAAACTTTTTCATTTCCTATTTTTAAAGTTAGATCCAAACATTCTAATAACTGGTACAAGATGTCACAATTTGGGGAATACCTGCTTTGTTCAATCTTTAAAATCGTTTGCCTTTGGCAGCCTATTCGGTCAGCCAAATCCTGTTGTGTCCATCCTTTTTGCACGCGGGCAGTTTGGATAACGCTCGCTACTTTGTTGCGTTTTTGTTCCAGTAACATCGACATTACTACGTTTTTTGGTTCCATAATTATAATAATTGCATCCATTTTTGGATTATTTCATCACTTTTTCTTAATCCGTTCCGTTCTATAATCTGTTCTTTCGTGTAATTCACATTTTCGCCAAAAGTCCATTTTTTACTCGTAATATTTCCTTCCCAATCACAAAGCAAAATTCTTTTAACCATATATTTAAAACAATCTTCATCATCTACATTTTGCAAACGTAACCATTGGTATTCAAATATCCGTTTCAAATCTGGATGAATAGAAGTAAGGAGAAAATCTTTATATTCCTTCCAGCTCTTAAAGTTTTCCGGCAAAGCTTTAATAGAATACATCAAATTTTCTTTCCCATAAATAGCTGCCGTATGAACGCCTTTTAATCGCTTTTCTAATTTATTATACGTTTCCGGCTCTAATTCCTGTAAATCAGTCAGACATCTAAATGCTTTTTCGTGTACCAAATTCGAAACTCTAAAAAACTTCAAATTGCCACCAAGCATATACATTTTGTCGTAAACTCGATTATATTTCAGACTGTTTTCTATCAGATACTTCCAAACATCGGTATATTTCCAGTCGATAATAGGATATGCTTTATGAGGCTTGTTTTTTCGTCTCAACCAAAACAAATCAGAGTCTTCTCCAAACATTACAAATCTACGGTCTGGACTTTCCTCGGCTCGCAATCCAATTATTGAAACACTTTCACCTGGAAGAAATCGTAAGTTCTGACCCACCCATAAATTGAATTTATGAAATCGTTTTGGGTACATTTTTTCAATTTTATGAATAGCCATCGGATGCTTTTCCCTTATCCATTCTTCATCTTCTCCCCAAGCCCAAAGAAATAATTGCTGATGACTTGCTGCATTAGTCATAAATATCGGAACCTGATACCACATTGGTATTACATTTGGCTGAGACATTGCCCACGCTACAAAATCAATTGTTCCTTGATATTCTGCTTCTTGATCCTGAAAGTAAAGAATAAATTTCCTATCTCTTTTTATAGCTTCAGCGTTTATAAGATGAAATAAAACAGTACTATCTTTTCCTCCCGAAAACGCAAGCTGAATATTCTCATAATTGTCAAACAAAAGGGATATTCTTTTGTTAACTGCCTCCAGAACATCTACGACACCTCTTACAACTGTCCTTGCCATCTTTAATTAAATTCTGGATTAATATCCTCTTCCACTTCTTTAATTTGACGTTCGATAGAGTAAGGAATTCCTTGAATTTCAGATGCAATTCCTTTCAATCCAATCAACCGCTGTACTTCTTCCAAAGTCATTCCAAGTTCCTTCATAATCTTTATTTCATCCCAACCAGATTTCAACATTCCAACCAATGAAGCTTGAAGTTCTACCTCGTGTTTTCCTCTCGCTCGGTTGTGGCGAATTGTCGAAGCCATACGGTCTGAAATATCTTTTTCTATTACAGAAACGGGTAACATTCCGTTTTCACGTTCAAAAATATCTTTTCTAGTAAGCATTATTGTATAACGGTGAAAACCATCTACAATGATATACTTATCTCTTTCTTGGTCGTAAAAAGCCACAACCGGCATAGTATAACCATCTGCTTTTATTGATTGATATAATAAGTCCATTTCTCTTTTGGCAACGTGATTCGGGTTATAATCGTTTGCTTCAATTTTGTCCATTGGAACAGCTATAACATTGTAAACCGGACTTCTAAATTTTTTACTCATAACTCTTTTTTTAAATTTTCTCTACCTACTTTTTTAAAATACTCTACCATACTTGTTTTGGCTTTCACGTTCTTGTCAAATAACGCTTCCAGTCCCACATCGCCAGTCATATCCCAATAATAACAATCCTCTAGGTTTCCAGTTCGATAGTTCCGGAAACTTCCCTGTTCTCGCAAACCCCAATCAAAGTTTTTATCCCAAAATATGGTATAAGGATAATTCTGTAAATTCAAACTCATAGATTCCTTTTGGTAACTCAAAACCTGAGCTTTTGGGAAAGCTTCTTTCAGTTCTTCCTGCGAGCGTATGAACTTGCAAAAGATAATATGCTTTTCCTGTGGCCACTTCTTGAAATGTTCCTCCAAGACTTGGAACTTGTTTTCCGTACAGCAATACGTGTGCTGCATCTTTTGGGTCATTTCAATGAAAATATTATTGTTCTTTTCCTCCAAAGTTTTATCATCAAGATACTTTTCTTTCAGATAATTATACTCTTTTTTGGTTTCATCGCAAAGCGTGTAATTGTAATTGTTCCAATACTGCTTGATTTCCAAATTCAAATCACACTCGAAAATATACTCCCCGATCAGCGAATAGAGATAATCAATATTCTCAATTCCTGTGATAAATTCCTTAGTGTAGCTCCTTCCGTAACCGCCAGACTTCGTTACTTTCGTATATTTCAGAAACGTCTGTTTGAATTCTGCATAATCCATTCGGAGTATTAAAGGCGAAAGAAAATGAATTTGGCTCCACAAATCCAATAAGTTTTTCGTGATAGGAGTTCCGTTCAAAATCAATTTATATTCCACCATCGCACCGAGCGTGAGCATTCGTTGTGTTCTTTTGGCTTCAAAGTTTTTCATCTTGATACTTTCATCTACTACCAAAAAACACCGCCAAGCCGTAGAAATTTGTTTGTACAACTGCAAATAGCTTCGATCTGATAATTGCAAAGTTTCAATGCCCATATACACCACGTTCGGACAATTGAACCCACCCCATTTATTGATTTCATCAATAATACTGGGTAAACCATCCTTTGGCTTGATGCTTCGCAAAGGACCAACCCAAACCACTAAATCGACTCCTTCAACGGCGTTTACCATTTCAATCGTTGGTCGAGTTTTAGCCGTTCCGGGTTTCATAAACAAAGCCCCAACCTTGTTTGGCATCAGCTTTGTTTTTACTTCTATTTGTTGCGGGAGACTGGCGATCATCGTTTCAGCTCTTTAATGGTGTTGTTTTCTAAAGGATCTATTTTAGTTGGCTCGTGTTTTTCAATAATCCACACCGGAACTTCTTTTCTGGTAACGCTATCAAATGTGGCTTGTTTTTTACCTGAATACTGTAAATCTTTTTGTTTCAATATCCATTCACTTATCCAGTACGCTTCACTTTTTTGCACACTATAATCTTGCCCAAATACCTGACTTTTTGGAATCAATGCTTCTGAACCATCAAAAGCCGTGGCTAAGTAGCATTTGTCAGATATTGCAGTAAGGCTCGAAAGCCTTACTGAATAACATAAACTTTTCATTAAAATTTAGAAATTATTTTACCGTCTCTAAAGTAGATTCCAAAAGCGCGATAATCTAATGTTGCTTTTGATTTTTCAAGTAATTCGAAATCAATATGTCTCTTGATAAAATTCGGAAGATTATCTAATGAATAATCTAAACTTCCAACCATATACATCCCTTTTTTATCAATCCTTGTAGACATAAGCATTAAGTATGCTTTATTTCCCAAAACATGAACTTGTTTGAAATATTCTTTTTCTGTAGTAAATCGAGTCAACCAAGATACTGGTTTTCTGTTTTCATCATTTGTTAAAGAGGAATGACCTATATTTCTAACAACTCTACTAATGTCGTAAACGTTTCTTTTTTCTGTTTTTGCGATTGTATTCATAATAATAATGCAGACTTTATTGTCCTGCTCCGGACGTTTAAATTATATAGGCAAATGTACGTTAAAGGAAACATTCCCGCAAGTAAAAAAGTAATTATTTTTAAAAATAAATTTAATCCCCCACACTCGGGTCCATTCCAGTATATTGTGAATGTGTATTCACTAAATCCACAAACGCGCTTCGATAAATCAAGTACTTAAACGCATCACTAAAATTCGTAGAATACATTGGTCGCAATACAAGCGGCAAACTCTCTGAGGATTTATCTTTGTACAAGGTTCTGGAACCTGTAGTCGCAAAAGATTTCAATTTGATTTTAGCAAGTTCTAAGGAACTTTTTAAGCACTTGCACTGGAACTTATCAATTTTAAGTTTTAGTAAACCCTCGGCAGTTTCTCCCATCATTGCCTTAGCAAATGCAAACTCCTGATCTTGGTAAATAGTTCCTTGCCCTTCGCTCATTAAATTGACAACCCAACCAGTCGAAGAACCGTTTTCCCATTCAATCGCATTTTTAACCGCATTTGCCCAATCTCGTTTGGTCGATGCGTTTTGGTTCCCCG